GCCGCCTTCATCCGCCACGAGCAATGGAACTACTGGCTCTTCGGCGTGGAGGACAACCTCTTCCAGAAACTGCTGCTGCGGGAGTTTGACCGGCTGAGTAAAGAGCGGGGCGTCATCCTGCCGGTCCGGGGCGTCACCGCCAAGACCGCCAAGGAGACCCGGATTTCCCGGCTATCGGCTCTGGTGGAGCGGGGCCAGATCCGCTTCTGCCGGGGCCAGGGGAACCAGGACCTGCTCCTGGAGCAGCTCCTCTATTTTCCGGCCAAGACCGTCCACGACGACGGCCCCGACGCCCTGGAAGGCGCGGTGAGGCTCCTGGAGGGCGGCGCCGGCATGGGAATCTTCGATTATTACAAAGGGGAGTTCGACAACATGGCGGCCGAGGAGCGCAGGCTGCACGGCTAAATCGGCGTATATCGGCGTTCATCTGCGGCTATTTTTTGGCCGCCGATGCACTCAGATGAACACAGATAAAAAAATGGCTATAGAACCCAAATCCAGCCCCATCTCGCCCGACCTCATCAGCGCCGCCCAATGGGCCGCGGGACGCCGCTTCACGCCCACGGCCACCGGGACCGCGCCGGGGCAGCCGGACTCCAGCAAGGATTGGTTCGGCCCCGGCTGGCCGCTCCCTCCTCTCGCGCCCCCCGAAGCCGCCGGCCGCCAGTTCGACTACCCGGTGGGCTACAACCTGCTGGTCACCCCCCGGGGCGATCTGCCGGTTTCCTTCCTGGACCTGCGCAACCTGGCCCAGAATTGCGACCTGGTGCGCCTGGTGATCGAGACCCGTAAGGACCAGATCGCCAAGATGGAATGGACCGTCTCGCCCCTAGATCCTACCGGCAAAAAGTTGAAAGCCGCCAAAGACGCCTCGCCCGAGGCCGAGCGCCAGGCGAAGGCGGCCACCGCCCTTTTGCGCCGCCCCGACGGGATGCACTCCTTCAACGCCTGGATGCGCATGATCCTGGAAGACATGCTGGTGATCGACGCGGCCACCCTCTATCCCAGGCTAACCCGCGGGGGCGCTCTCTACGCCCTGGAGGTGGTGGACGGCGCCACCATCCGCCCGGTCATCGACGAATGGGGGCGCACCCCGCTGCCTCCGGACCCGGCCTACCAGCAGATCATCAAGGGACTGCCGGCCACCGAATACACCCGGGAGGAGCTGCTCTATTATCCCCGCAACCTTTTGAGCTGGCGCCTCTACGGCTTCTCGCCGGTGGAGCAGATCATCATCATCAACGTCATCCTGCGGCGCCAGATGCACCTCCTGCAATACTACACCGACGGCAACCTGCCCGACGCCCTGATGGAGGTGCCGGAGAACTGGTCCACCGCCCAAATCGCCGAGTTCCAGCAATACTGGGACGCCCTGCACGCGGGCAATACCGCCCAGCGGCGCCGGGGCAAATGGGTGCCCCACGGCATGACCCCGCACCTGATGAAGGAGGGGGATCTGAAGTCCCCCATCGACGAATGGTTCGCCCGGGTGGTGTGCTACGCCTTTTCGGTGTCGCCCCAGCCCTTCGTGCAAACTATAAATCGGGCCACCGCGGAGACCGCCCAGGAGGCGGCGCTCTCCGAGGGCCTGGCGCCCCTGATGGAATGGATGGCGGACTTCATCAACTACGCCCTCCAGGGCTTCGGGTTCGACCAGGTGGAGTTCGCCTGGATGCAGGACAGCGCCATGGACCCCCAGGTGCAGGCCCAGATCGACGACCTGGACGCGCGGAACGGCATCCGGCTCCGTAGCGAGATCCGGGCCTCCCGGGGCCTGGAGAACGACGGGACCCCGGATTTCATCATGACCGCCCAGGGGGCGGTGCTGGTGAGCGAGATCGGCAAGGAGGGTAGTGGCACAGGCGTCTCGCCTGTGGCGTCTCCGGAAGGGGAAACGCTTCCGGAAGAGGAAGCGCCGCCGGATGAGCCGGCGGCGGAAGGCAAAGGGCAAACAGAAAAAAACCAGAGGGACTATGCAAAAGGAATATCCCCACCCTGACCCGCCCGGGCCGCCGCCGGCGCCCGTGAACCTCAAGATCGAGGCGGTGGTCACCTGCGTCTCGTATGGCGATTACCTGGCCTGGACGCTGCCGGCCAATAAGCAGCACTTCAACCGCATGGTGGTGGTCACCCGGCCAGACGATAAGCTCACGCAGCAGTTGTGCGCCTATTACCACGTCGAGTGTTACCCCACCTATGACTGGCACCGGAATGACGACGCCTTTAACAAGGCCAAGGGCATCAATTACGGCCTGTCGAAATTGGCCAAAGACGGCTGGGTGGCGCACCTGGACGCCGATATCTACCTGCCGCCCCGGACCAGGACCTTTCTGGAAAGAATCTCCCTGGATCCGGCGAGCCTCTACGGCATCGACCGCATGGAATGCAAGAGCTTTGGCGATTGGGTCAAGTTCCTGGGCGCGCCGCCTCTCCAGCACGAATGGGAGATCTTCGTCCATCCCCGGCCCTTCCCGCTGGCCGTCCGCATCGCCAGGCTGGACCGGGACGGCTATGTGCCCATCGGCTTTTTTCAATTATGGAATCCCAAGGGATCGGGGGTCTTCCATTATCCCGAGCACCATACCACCGCGGCCAGGAGCGATATGCTGTTTGCCATGCAATGGCCCAGGGATAAGCGCCATTTGATCCCGGAAATCATCGCCATCCATCTGGAAAGCGAGTGTGTGGAAATGGGGGCCAACTGGCAGGGAAGGGTAACAAAACCCTTCGGCCTGTAGGCCCTTACACCCGCCCCTACACGGAAAACGGAAAACGGGAAACGGGAAACGGGAAACTAAGAGGAGCAAAGGCATGAAAAAGCTAATCATTATCGCACTGATGATCGTCATCGGGGCCTTCCTGGCTCCTGGGGCGCAGGCGGCGTCGGCCCCCCAGATGGTGCCCTTCGAGATGATGCCGGACAGCCTGGGCCACAATTCCACCCTGGTGCCCCCGGCCGGCCGTTGGGTCACCAACCATTCCCTGACGGCGGCGGCCGCCAAGACCATCACGGTGCCCGCCGGCGCCCGCTGGGTTATCTTCTCGGCCCAGGCGAACCTGTGGGTCAACTTCAACGGCGGCACGGCGGTGGTCCCGTCGGCGGACGTTACCGACGGCTCCGGGAGCTATTACAACCCTCCCGCGGTTTACGTGGGGGCGGTTAGCGCCAATGGCGTGCTGTATCCGGCCCTGGCCACGATCAGCGTCATCTCCGACACCACCTGGATCCTGACGGCCATGTGGTACATGTAAGGCAGGGGCCAGGGGTCAGAAAGGCAGGGATCAGGGATTAGGGACCAGCAAATCGTAGGGACCACGGGTTGGGTTTTCTAACCCCTATCCCCTAACCCCTATCCCCTATATTTAGGAGGTCATCATGCGCAAGAGGTCATTACTGGGCCTGCTGATCACCGGGTTGATTATCTGTGTGGCGGCGGGGCCATTTAATCCGCCTCTCCCGCCGGTCTATCCCGGCGCCGGCGTCCCCAATTCTACCGGCTCTGGCTGGGGCGCTTCCTATACGGTGGGGACTTCGGCTGGGAACCTTATTGCTCTCAATGGAAGTGCTCAACTTCCTGCGGTGAGCGGCGCCTTGCTCACGAATTTGCCCGCCGGCATGGTCTATCCCGGCGCCGGCATTGGAGTCTCAACCGGCTCGGCCTGGGGCGCCAGCTTAACCGCTCCAGCCAGCGGCCTCGTAGGAATCTCCGATACGCAGACTCTATCGAACAAGAGCTTTGGCTCCGGGATGACCTGGCCGACGTTTAACCAGAGCACCACCGGCGCAGCCGGATCAGTCACCGGAGAAACCTTTCCCGGCAGCGGCCTCATTGTCGGCACCACCGACACGCAGACCCTCACCAACAAGACGCTGACCTCGCCGACTTTGACGGCTCCTGTGCTGGGGACCCCATACTCAGGCACTTTAACAAACTGCGGCGGCCTGCCCCTGTCAACAGGTGTTTCCGGCGTCCTCCCTGCGGCCAATGGCGGAGGCCCTCAAGGTGTCACCAGTTCAGCTTCCGGCACTAATGCCGTCTCATTGACGGCTGCTAATAGCCTGCAAACCTTCGTTCAGACCGGCTCGGCTACCAATACGTACTCCCTGCCAACTGGCAATTTAGCTGCCGATATAAGTTCATCTGTCCCGCCACTGCAATATACGTTTGTAAAAAACAACGCCAATACTTTAACTATCAACCCTGGCAGTGGCAATTTTATCGCTAACGGAACGGCAGGGCAGACGTTATATGATTCACAGGCGGCGGAAACTTATGCAACCGTGACAATACAGCTTATTGGTTCAGCTTCTTCAGTAAACACCTGGGTAATTATCGGTGCTCAAGGCACCTGGACGCCCTAAGAGGACGCTATGAAAAGACTCCTTCTGATAATTGGTTTGGTTCTGGTCCTGGTAAGTCCATCATGGGCCGTTACCTACATCCTTCACGACACTTTCCAGGTTGCCCTTCCTGGAACTGACGACGCCGGCGTTTATACTCGGGTTGTCCATGACACAAACAGCGAGTTATCTATCTCCGGTGGTGTCCTGGTTTGTACCGGGGGCCTGGCGAGTCCATCATGGGGTATTCCTGTGATAGTTTACAAATCAACGTCAGGTAATAACCCGATCACCAGGGCAGCGGGTACGGCGTTCAGGATTAGAGTTAATCCCACAATGGCTTCTGGCTTGAACGGCATGTACGGCTGGGCCAGCTCCACCTCTGCTGGCGTGCTGTCTTATGGGGCACAACTAACCAATACAGGAGGCTCCTCTTACTACGTAGCTCCACAGATGTTCAGTGTTTACAGCGGAGGCACATCTATCGACAATAATTATCCTAATGCCTATCAGCAGTATATGGTGGTTTATAGAGCTTCCGGCTACTACGTTCTGGGCTTCGATGGCCTTTGTTCAAAGCCGACTCTTTTGTGGGTTGACTCGACGGGATCATCTAATTTGTATCCTGGCATCTGCAACTATAATCTCCCGTTTAGTGTAAGTGACGTTGCCGTTTTAGACCTGACTCAGTTTAATGATGGCATTACCTGGACCGGCAACAGCCTGGCGACCAGTTCTACAGCATCCCCATCTTCGGGTGCGACGCAAGCCATGACAAAGGACGCCATGGTGGAAGTCACCTGGACTCCCGCAAGTGGCGAAACTATGGAGTTGTCCTTTCGCTACCAGGACGTCAATAACCGTTGGATATGCCGGTGCGTTCAAGGCAGTACCAGTACGATCCAGATATTTACTGATATAGCCGGGGTCCTCACCCAAATCGGTAACACCTATAACCCCACCTTCAATGTTGGGACTTCCTATAGAATAGTGGTCATTTGTGATTATGAGAACGTTATGGATTTAGTTAATGGCACCAAGTACCACGATTTTTTTAATCAGGCCACCACCCCCATTCCGACATTTGGCATTACCAACACCACTGCTATGGTGACAGTTAGCAGCACGGGGACGCTTGCTAACTTTAATTGCTGGCCTCGCTATCCGGCGATGAGTCTGAGCGGTTGGTTGCCCGCAACCGCCAACCCTGCCAAACTCACTCTTACCGGCGATTCTATCCCCTGCGGATCAGGAACCACCCCTCCCTACATACATTCATTAATGACTCCCCGGCCTCGTTATGGAAACCAGGGAATTAGCGGAGAGCAGGTCGTTAATGGGGAGTCGCCCTACGCTACTTCAATGGAAGCCGACGAAGGGGTAGGGGTTGTTGATACACTTTATGATTCAAGTGCAATGGTGAATTATTGTATTGTTTGGGCAGGAACTAATGATTGTTGGTGTAGTCCATATCAGACTTACACAGCAGCCCATACAGCGTTAACAGCTTTTTGTCAGAATAGGAGAAAGGCCGGATATGTCGTAATAGTTTGCACAATGTTACCGAGGGGGTTGCACACCGCAGGCGGGTGGGCAGCTAATGAAAGTTGGCGAAATAGCTATAATACTCTAATCACGAGCAACTATCAAACTTACGCCGATGGTCTTGCTGATACGTCGGCGTACGCTGTGGCTAATTGGGGCACCTACCCCGCAGAAAATGGTACCTACATTCTGAGCGATTACACTCATCCAACCAGCGGTGTTTCCGGGGGAGCATATGCTTTGGCTAATAGTGTCATTGTCCCTGCAATAAATGCTTATGTGGGCACTCGGTGGGGCGTTGTCAATCATAACGGTGTGCCAGATCCCTCTGGAACCTGCCGGTTCGGAGTGCCGGGATATTAGGCTTATTTCTCAGTTACCAGTTACCAGTTGCCAGTAAAGGCAAAAGTAAAAGAAAAGGAACTGGGAACTGGCAACTGACAACTAACGAAAAACCATCTTTTGGAGGTTTTATGCACAAAATAATGTTCGCCCAATTCGTCAAGGTCAATGAAGCCACCGGGGAGTTCACCGGGATCGCCGCGGAGGAGATCCCCGACCAGGCCGGGGAGATCTTCGACTACGAGGCCAGTAAGCCTTTAATCAAAGCCTGGTCGGATGATTCCTATGAACATAGCGGCGGCAAATCCCGGGGCAACCTCCGGGCCATGCACGACCCCAAACGGGCCGCGGGCCTGCTCACCGCCGTCATCTTCAACGACGCGGCCAAGCGCGTCGAAGTCAGCGGCCAGGTGGTGGACACCGAGGAGAAGGCGAAGCTGGCCAAAGGCGTCTATACCGGCCTCTCCTTCGGCGGCTCCTACGCCTGGCGGAAGCCGGACGGCATCCACGTGCGCTACGCCGCCAAACCCGTGGAGCTGTCCCTGGCCGACAAGCCCTGCGTCCCCACCGCCCGCTTCACCCTGGTGAAGGCCGACGGCTCCGAGGTGGAGAAGGAGTTTGAAAAGGTTGCGGAGCGCAAGGATGTCAAACCCGAGGAAGGCGAGAAGAAATACGGGGACGTCAAGTTCGCCGACGCCAAAAACAAAAAATACCCCATCGACACCGTGGAGCATATCCGGGCGGCCTGGAACTACATCAACAAGGGCAAAAACGCCGCCAAGTATGACGCCGCGGACCTGAAGTCCATCAAGAGCAAGATCATCGCCGCCTGGAAGGACAAGATCGACAAGGAGGGCCCGCCCTCGGCCGAGAAAGCTTTAAGGCCGGAAAACGTAGTGACGGAAAGCGTAGGGCGGGAAAGTGTAGGGCGGGAAAGCGAAGCGCATCCCGCCATGCAAAAGGGCCTTTATACCGTGAGCTGGTTTGCGCAGATGATCGAAAGCCTCACCAACGTGGCCAACAGCATTGACTGGGAGGCGGCCCAGGAAATGGACGACTCCCCGCTCCCCGGGCAGTTCAAGGAGTGGCTGGCCTCGGGGTGCGAGATCCTCAAGGCGATGGCCGCCGAAGAGGTGGACGAGCTGCTCGCCGACCTGAGTAAAATTGTAGGGGCGGGTTTTAAACCCGCCCCGGGCGGCGGAACGCCGCCCCTACAAAAAGCCGGGGCGCGTCATTCCGCCGCGGACATGGAACACATCCAGGCGGTGCATGACCATTCCGTTTCCCTGGGCGCCGACTGCGCCGCGGAGAAGGTTATCGGCGCGGATCGGCGTGGATCGGCGGCTAATGAGGAATTGGCCAAGGCCGCCGCGGACCTGGATGCGGCCAAGGCCGACCTGGCCAAGGTCACCGGCGAAAAGGAGGCCCTGGCCGCCGAAGTCGAAAAGCTCAAGGCCGAGCCGGCCCCGGCCAAGGGCGCCCTCAAGGCGGTCCCCAAGGAGGCGGATGCCCTGAATAAGACCACCGAGAAGGAGGAGCCCCTGACCGCGCTGGAGGAGATCGCCGCGGCCCGGCAGAAGCCGTTCTTAATTCGTTAAAAAACGTTTTCCGTTTTCCGTTTTCCGCTTGATTTTGCTTTTCTCGGGAAACGGGAAACGGAAAACGGGAAACGTTGCCGTTAATCAAACTGAAAACCGGAGGCTATAATGAATCCCACTGCTGAAACCCTCGAACTTCTGAAAAGCGCCAAGGTCCTGGACGCTGCCGAACTTGCCAAGCAAGGCATCATGATCGCCCAGGGCCTGGTGGCCTACGACCTGGAACCCGCGGCCAAAAAACTCTACCCCTTGATCACCCCGCTCCGGAACTCCATCACCCGGGTCGGCGGCGGCGTGGGCACCGCGGTCCACTGGATGTCGGTCACCGGCATCAACATCAACCATCTCTCCCCGGGGGTCTCCGAAGGCCACCGCGGCGGCTCCGTGGCCCTGTCCACCATGCCCAACGTGGCGGCCTACAAGACCCTGGGCCACGAATCCTTCGTGACCTTCGAGGCCGAAGAGGCGTCCCTGCCCGGCACCGACAACCGGGCCCTGGCGATCCTCACCACCCTACAGTCCCTGATGCAGTCCGAGGAGATGGTCCTCCTGGGCGGCAACTGCGATCTGGCCCTCCTGCAAACCCCGACGCCCAATCCCCTGCAGGACGTGCTCACCGGGGGCGTTTTCTTGCCCAACACTTCCTATACGGTGATCTGCGTGGCCCTCACCCTGGAAGGCTTCCTGGCCTCCTCGGTGGCCACCGCCATTCCGCAGGCCATCCCCCGCCTGGACGCCGACGGCTACACCGACACCTACGGCGGCGGCTCGGCCCAGCCCAGCGCCCCGGCCACCATCACCACCGCCAACGACGGCAACAGCACCCACGGCATCAAGGCCACGGTGGCGCCGGTCAACGGCGCGGTGGGCTACGCCTGGTTCTGGGGGCCGACCGCGGGGACCCAGCTTTTAGGGGCCATCACCACCGTCAACAGCGTCCTCATCCTGGCCGCGGCCACCGGGACCCAGACCGCCGCCAGCCTGACGGCCGCGGACAACAGCATGAACGCCCTGCTGTTCGACGGCCTGATCACCCAGATCTGCACCCCCGGCTCCGGCTCCTATGTCTATAGGATGCCCACCGGCACGCCGGGCACCGGAACGCCCCTGACCGCGGACGGGGCCGGCGGCATCGTCGAGATCAACGCCGCCCTGGAGGCCTTCTGGAACAACTACCGCCTGAGCCCGGACATCATGTACGTCAACGCCCAGGAGCTGCTGAACATATCGGGTAGGAGGGGTTCTTGCGAACCCCGTCCTCCCACACCACCGTGCGTACGGTTCCGTACACGGCGGTTCATGAAGTATATTGAAGTTGTCGCAGATGAGAAAGCATAG